CAGTGACAGAGAGCGGCAGGGGTGTCTGGAGCGTCAGGCGCAGGATCGTGCGGTTGAACATGCTCCCGTTCGCAGCACCACTGGGCTGATACTGATCATGGTCCAGGGCGAAGGAATACTGGTAGATGCCGGGAAAAGACGCCGGCGGCTGACCCGTCACGTGGCGATACATCTGCTGGAGACTGAAGAAGGGGAACGGCTTCGTGGCGATGCGCTCCTTGCCATCGAAGATGAGCACTCCGTCGATGATCGAGGACTTGGGGTAGACAGAGGACACCTGCTCTTGTCCGCTAGAGTAGAGAGACGTGTTGACGTCGGTGGTAATCGCAGACCACGGTGCGCGGTTCGTGTTCGTCCAGTTCGTGTAATTGTCCCAGTCGTTGACGAGGATCCGATCCGACCGCTGCGTCCCGAACACGATGCGCGTGACTAGGTTGAACATGGGTATCTCGAGGTCCGTATTGCCACCGAATTGCCCTTCCTTGTTCACGTAGCGCACGGTCTTGACGAGGAACGTCTGGTCGGCACGTGCCAGCTGGTTCATCTCCACTTCGGTGAGGTAGATGAACGTGCCCTCCACGTAAAAGTCAGGAATGAAGGTGCCCAATCCTGGATTGCTCGGCGACCCATTCGGAAGCGGGGGAGACAGGAAGAGTGTCATGGGGTAATTCACAGGCGCCACACGCTGACCGTAGGTGGGAGATCCCGGGGAGACGTCGACGACCGTGTACAGGTCATTCAGTGCCCGCAGAGTCACGTTGATGTAGACCTCCGAGTTCTGGAGGGAGACCAGGGGTAGCGCCAGCCCGGGGTTCTCGCAGAACCAGAAGTGAAGAGGGATCATCAGCTGGCGAGCCCGAATGCTCGGCTCGGGCACTGTCGTCTGGGGCAGCGCACTCGGGGCGGTCACCGGAGCAATCGCATTCGGATACTGATTCTGCCGATCGTAGGCGTTGGCAGGGTCGTAGAGCTCCGGCACATTGCCCGTCATCTCGTCGACAATAGCGCGCTTGTCCGCGTTGTGGGTCATATACGAATACATCTTGAGCCACTCTCCCCGCAGGCGCTGGATGACCTGACCGTTCATGACCAGATCGACGTGGTCGATCAGGTTATATCCAATGTTCTTGATCCACTGGAACTCGTAGCCGATGGCGTTCGAGCGAGGATCGTACCCCGTTGGCGGCGTGTTTGCTCCGATCGGCTTGAGAGGCGACCAGATGTTCGGCAGCGTCAGGACCAGGTAACAGTCGTGGAGCAGCTGCGCATACCGGTCCACGCGGCAGGAAATCGTCCGCGTCTGTGTGACGTTGAACTCAAGGTTCGATGCAGTGAACGGCATACGGATCTGCTCGAGAGCAAAGTTCGTATGGCGTCGATAGACGGAGCGGAAATGGGTCATGGAGGGGGTGCCATTGATAAGCTCGTTCTGAGCCCCCGTCGCAACCAGCTGGAGAAGACCGCCAGGCATTTGTTGTATAGTCCACGGATTGTTTAGCTTTCTTCTTGCATGATATGGAGAAACCGAAGGTAGAGTGCCCCACCGAGAAGAGACAGGCACATCATAAGCAGCAACTCAAGAGTATCATAAGGCACCTTAGACCGTCGGGCGAGTCGCCGTTACACTCAGGGGTTGAAGGAAATTGAGACGAACAACCCCCTTGTCCGTGGTCCTCGAGAAGACACCCGGGGCAGCCGTGTTCCCGTTGGACAGGCAGCAGAAGCTCGTGTAGGTCACCCCTCCTGGAACAGACCCCCATCCACTCACGGCGGGGATGACAAAGCGCTCACGAGTCGTTGCCCCGTTTGCCTCTGCGCTCAGGAACACGTAATTATACTTCTTCGTCTGAGGAGGAGGAATCGTGTGGTATGTCTTTGCGACAATCTGACGCTTATACCGAGTCAGCCAATCTTGAGCCGAGTTGACCTGCATTTGTCATTTACGGAAGAGAATCCTAGGAGTCTCAATGAGGTTTGTTCTCGTGAGCACGCACATCGATCAAACAACAGGCTATTCCAAGGTCTCCCATGCCCTTCTCAAGCAGCTCGCGACCTTGTCTCCGAAGGTGAAGACATTCCACTTTGGATTTCAGCGCCACTCTGCGCATGCAGGGATTCGCAAGGCTCCTGATGGCGTCGTATGTTACGATGCAGCAGCGAACGAAGACCCCAAGGAGGAGGGCTTCGGCTTCAATGACCCTATGACTATCTGCCGCTTTCTCGAAGCGATGAAATACGAGCCCGGAAAGAGCCCCTACCGCGTCTGGGTCTACCTGGATCAGGTATACGAGGGCGCGGCAGCTCCGATCATCGATATCATTCGTCGGTCGGCAGAGCGCATCTACTGCTTCAGTGACTTCTGGAAGCGTGTCTTCCTCGGGTATGGACCTGCTCCTGATGTGCGCGTGCTCGGGCATGCAGTGGACTCCACAGTGTTCCAGTCCCTTCCGGCAGATGCCCGCCATTCGATTCGCAAGAACATCAACCTTCCAACGGATGCCATCGTCCTCCTCAACGCGAATCGTAACTCCCAACGCAAGCGACTCGATCTCACCATCCAGGGCTTTGTGCGGGCAGTCGCTCGGAACCCGAAGCTTCATCTCATGATCGCGACGAACCTCAATCCCCAGACAGGTGCCTTCTACGATGTCCAACGTATCTACCTGGAAGAGCTGACTCTTCTTGGACTCGAAACCTTCCAGTATATGCGCAACCTCATTCTCGTCGATACGTCGGCTCCGAACGTGATTGACGATACGGGAGTCAATGATATGTATAATTTGGCGGACATTGGAATCAACACGTCAGATGGCGAGGGCTTCGGGCTCTGCCAGCTCGAGCACCTCTACACAGGAGCTCCTCAGGTTGTGACGGAGTTGGGTGGATATCAGGCGTTCTTGGACGAGAGCGTGGCTGCGTTCGTCCCTCCATCGGGGAGGTCCTACTTCGCGGGCGGAATGGCACATGGTCTCTGGTATCCGACCTTTAACCCGGCAGACGTCGCCAAGAAGATCGAACACGTTGTCTCCAATCTAGATGAGATGAAGGCAGCGACACGCACACGCAACTTCAAGAGCTGGAGTGGTATCTGCGATGAGTTCCTCGAGGACCTACTCATGCTAGTTGAAGGTCGGGCATCCACCGTATCTGTCCCGGTGACGTCAATTGTCCCATCCGCATGAGGCGCTGATTGTCCTCGAATGCTGGTCCGTCAAAGACCTCCTTGGTGTCGGGGTCAATGAGGAAGATCATTCCCTTGATGGACACCTTCTGGAGCCGGCGCTTCCTGCGCTGGAGGTTCCGCAGGTAGGTCGAATCCATGACCTCCTGCTTAATGTTTGGTTTGAATGCGAGGTCCTCACCGGTGACCGTGCTATCGAACCGCATGCACGTAATCACAGGTGTTTCGCGACTATGGAGTTTCCGATGAACTTCGCAGTCGACGGCAGCCTGTTTGAGCAATAACCCAATCTTCTGGTTGATCTTCTCCTTCTCATACGCCTTCTCGTAGAGATACTCGTCCGTGCTCATGAATACCTCAGTGGGGTCGCCCTCGTAGCGCTTCATTGCCATGTCTGTGCGCCGAACCAGCACCACGTTCACGCCCTCGGTCGACTTGGTCTGCGCCTCGCTAAACACGGAGAGGTAGAAGGACACGCGAACCGTGCGCTCTTCCAGGGGAAGCCTGGCGTGCGAGCAAATACGGATGGCACGACCAATGACCTGGTCGTGACGAGCCGGGTTCCAGTGCGGCTCCATGATGTGCACGTGACGCACGTTCGCCAGGGTGATACCCTCCGCACCCGCAGCCGTGATCATAAAGAGGCAGAGCTTCTTCTTCGGCTTGGACTCGACCGATGCCTTGAGACTCGGTGGGAAGTTGTCACTGAAGCCCACGCCGTTGAAGATCTGACGCATATACTCACGTGCCTCGGCATCCTCTTTGCCCGTGTAGAAGGCGAAGGCTGGCTTCTCGGGGTCGAGTGCCGGGTCTTCCACCCACTGGTTCGCTTCCTTGGTGAGCTTGTACTCCTGCCAACCGTTGGCTTCAAGCGCCGCACTGAAGACACCCAGACCCTCGAGGTTGCGAAAATACGAATAGACCAGCTGGTTGCGGAACCCCTCGCTCCCCGCAGACGCTTTGATGTTCGTCATCATCTTGAGCATCTTGGGGCTGAAGGTCTCCAGCGCCTTCTCCGTGAGATAGCGCTGAGGAGCCGCCTTGAGGGCTGTGAGGATGGCAGACTTGTCGGGCGCGTCGTCTTCGTTCTCGGCTTCCACATCCGCCTTGGAAAGATCAGCAGGCACAGCGTAGTCACACGCCAGACGGGAGTTGACACGGAAGGTCTTCATCTCGTCATCGGGCGATCGCATTGGGTTCATCTTCTTCCGGGCATCGCGCTTGATCTCCTCGGCACGGATCGTCAGGTAGTGATTGAACTGTTCGTCGGACATGAGGACCTTCTCCAGCATCTTGTCGTCGTCGACACGGCGGGGGAGCATACGCTCGTCGGCACCCTTGAAGTAGGAGACCAATCCCTGGATGCGGCGCTGGAACAGGAGTGGGTTCTTGATGGTGAGTCCGTCGAGGAAGAGGTTCGCGAAGTCCTCGTAGACGGTAGGTAGGCACTCGAAGTTCTCTGTCGAGACACGATCAATGGCAAGCTCAGCACCGCCCACATCGGTCTGGAACTTGGGCGCCCAGGACTTGACCCAGTCGGCTGCGAGCGGAATAAACGGCATGTCCTTGACATACTGCACTGCCGTTCGATCGCCCTTCTCGGAGTAGATGCTGCGGAAATGAGGCGGGTTGCGCGTGAGCATGATCAGCTTCTTGACAGCGTTGTACTCGATGGTGTCGACGTCCGGGATGCCGCGCAGGGCTGTCGTCATCCGCTCTTCATCCCACGCAGGGATCGCCTTGACGGGCACTAAGATGCGCTCGATGGGTCCTCGGAGGAGGTTCATCAGGTAGGCGACTTCGTTCGCGCGGTTAATGACGGGGGTGCCGGAGAGGGCGACCACTTTGCAGTCAGTAGCGTTGTAGATGAGGTCGTAGAGTTTGCGCGCGAGGTCCGATTGGTTGGAGGTTCGGGAGATGAAGTTATGGACCTCATCCAGGATAACAACGCTGTTCGAATACGGATTAGTGCCATCTGCAGGGACATACTTGCCTATGTTTGCTGACGAGAGACCATTGTAGCGAATAAAGGTGAAGCGCTGGTCGATGATGTCGTCAATCTGCTTGGCGATGATCTCCTGTGCGGGCTGCGGCAGTGTCTTGTAGTTGGGCTGCTCGCCCTGGACCGTGGTAAAAAAGGTGCGGTTGCGATCCAGAAAGGCATCCGAGATACTCATGCGCTTCGCCTGCTCACGAGACTCGGGGGTG